TCGTACACTTTTACGCCTTCCATTTTGCTAAGCTCTTCAATTATGCTTGTGATCGCCGCTGATTCTCTTGCCATGCTCTTATTCCTTTTATTACATTTGCTTTTACATCTTCTTGATATTTGCCATTGCTTTTGAACTTGCTTACCGACGGCGCAAAATACGGACGTTTGGGGATTTGCACACCGCCTTTTTTTTGCACGTGCAATGCCAAGTTTTTAAAGTACGTGTTTTTGGTTTCTGCAAATCGTGCCCAAAAATACTTGTGCATCTTACCTTTTGACTTTATAAAACCGCCGTATTCATGGATTGCTGCATACGGCAAACTCGAACCGTATTCAAGTTCGTATAAGTCGCCGCTTACTTTTGCCTTGTATATATTACCAACGCCACCCTTTGCAAAGCTTCTGAATAAATTTCCTGTGTTGATTTCAAGCCTTGCATTCGTGCTGGGTGCGATCCTTGTTTTCAATCCAGTGTTGACCATGTTCGAACCGATGTACGCTTGCATAACAAACGGAAACCGCAACAACTGATCATTAATAATTGGCTTTAAGATGTTTTCCAGTTCGTTTATATTCAGCATCTTACACCGTTGGGATAACGTACTTTGCAAAGTACTTTTGCCAGTCAATCTTTTCTTTCAAGCTATTCGACACCGTTTGACCAGCCCCACCGCTTGAGATCGAACCAAGCCCGAACCAATTGCCACCGTTTGGCGATTGCTTGTATATTAATCCTGCCATTTCTGCAATACCTTGCAAGATTTGATAAGGCATATTTGTATCCGTCCATCCTGTGGATAACGTTGCTTTGAATTGCCCTGTGGACTTGTCCCGAAATACGATGTAATTTGCATACGGCTCTTGATTATAATTATAATTCGTTGCGCTGTAATTTGCATACGTTGCGAACTCATTTTCACGCCATTGCAACGCTGTGAGCGTTGTGTTTGCGTTATATGGTACAAACTTCCATGAGTGATTCGCTTCGAGCCCCTGTTGGCACTTAGAAGCGTAAAATTGGTATTGTATTGTACCTGTCCGCAAAGGCTGACCGCAATAGCTTTCAGCCTCTACGTAACAAGTTGTAAATACATCATCAAACCAAGTATACAAGGCTGTCTCCTCCGCCGTTGGATCGCCTGATGTTTCCATGTTAAGAAACTTCATAAATGCTGTGAATTGCTTTGGATAAGCACTTGTATATGGCATATTATTTACCTACCTTTTTGGGTTCAATTTTTGCAACTGGTAAAGCAATTGCAATTCCTTCTTTAATTAGTTTATCTGCTATTTCTTTTGAATATGCTGTTTCATATCCAGCCGAAACACCGCCGTATGGTTTTAATAAAATTACGCTTTGCAACATGTCAAATTCCTAATTAGGTGGTTGAAGTCTTAAGAACACCGATTGCGCTTGGTGCAGGGAATGCAAAAGCAACACGCTCAACAACTTCAATACCTTTTTGATGTGTACCGCCTAAACCAGTTGCGCCAAAGTATTCTTTGTATTCGTTTACGGAAACATCTTCACGGATTCCCATTACTGTGAATTGATTCCAGTCAGCATAAAACGCACTTGCTGTGTTCGCTGCGCTTGTTGGGAATAAAGAATCTGGCACGACGTGCATTGGACGGCCTGTAGGTGTGAAGTATGAATTGCCTTCTAAAGCTGTCAAGCCAATTGATGCAATTTCGATTGGACGCACCATGTCAAATATTGGGCGTGATCCGCCTGTTTCTTTCATTAAGAAGCCGAAAACTGATTGAGGTACTACGAACGCACCATTTGCACCAACGCCCGAATTAACACCTAAGCGTAAATTCCACAAGTCAGTCCATGAGATTTCGCCGAATGTATCTTTACCAGAGTTATTCGCTCCGCCTTGTCTTACAACTGTAGTTCCTGACACGCCTGTTAAGCCTGTGAAATTTGGCGCATTGCCGTCGCCATTGAAAAACTGCTTGTCTTCTGTTTCTGCAAGTGCACGACCAAGGCCGTTAATTACATAATCTAAGAACGCTGGTGTTGCGTCTTGTAATTGCTCTTCTGACACGATGGCACCAGCAACGATTTTCTTGGCTGTCATTGCAGTTGCTGTAAAGAATGATGTTGAGTCTGTAAGAGTTAAGCCAGAACCTTCGGCAACCACGGCGCCTGTGAAAGCTCCAGAGCTTACAAGGTTTTCAGTTTTGCCACGCATTGGATAGATTTTTGCAAGTGCACGTGCATATCCAAAACGATCGGCAAAATTCATGATTTCTTCGATCCAGAATTGTGGAACCGCTGCGCCGCCTTGATTTGCAGTGCCTGTGTTGAAGTTTGCACGTGTTAAATACTTTTCGTTTGCCTTTCTTGCAATATCGTCTGCAGCACCTTCACGTCCTTTGTGCACTGCTAAAATGTAATCTGCAATTACGCGCGCTTGGTCACGACGTGAATCATGATCTGCTTTGATTCTTACATAGCCGTTTGAATTGCCTTGCACGTTTAAGGGATTTGAGGCTCTTAATGTGTCTTGAACTTTTCTGTTTACAACTTCTTTTAGTTGTTCTGGTGTTACTATTAAATTTTCCATTTTTTAAATTTTCCTTTATTGATTTAGATTAAATTCATTATTTCGTCAGTTGACAATTTTGTCAACGGCTTGATATTTATTGACCTTGCGCCTTCGCTTACAATTGCTTTATTTATTATCTTGTATCCATCTTGAATCATGCTTAAGCCTTGACCGATTTGCGCTTGTGTTGAAGCCGCAATCTTTTTGCCGACTCTTTGCACGGGTGCTTGCACGCTTGCTGTTGCAACTTCTGGAGCTGGTGGCTCTTCAATTGGAGCTTCTGTTGGTGCAACTTCTGGGGCGTTGCCGTTTAATATTAAGAGCATCGCTTCGGCTGCTGCCATGGTGCCAGCTTCGGCCGCCGCCGCTGCTTCTTCTTCTGCAATGCCTAGCTCGTCACGTAAGTAAGTGAGGGCGGCGTCTTGCAATATCGGCAGAAAGTTATCTGTTATTGCTTGGGTTTGTTCGGGGGTTAACATTCTGTAAACCTTTTTAAGTTTGTTGAAAATTGTTTCTAATTTAAGTTTGATTGATTTCTTTATTAAAGCCTCTCGATTTGCTGGTATTGAAACCACACTGAATTCTACTAGTTCAGACTTTGTATATACGATAACTGTTTTACCGTCGATTGTTTGCTCTTCGCTTTCAATTGGTATAATACCGACAGAAACCGCACGCACATAACCAGCCGCAACCAAGTCCGCAACCTCGCATGCTTCTTCTGTTATACGATGAAATTGCAAAGTTGCTTCTAAGTTTTCGCTATTCATCATGAAACCTAAGCATTTGCCAATCGGCCAATCGTCTGAATCATGTTGCGCCAAAACAATCGGATTGTTTAAATATGCTGTGTAATCGATACCGCTTGGAACTATGATGGTTCCGTAGCGGTCAACTTCTGGAGTGCTTACAACAAACGTGTATATATCTTGTTGTTCGCCGTGTTCGTAATAATCTTTTTTTATAAGATCAAATTCGCGTTTTATTATATTCATTTTATATCCTTGTTTTTAGCCTTCTACTGGAAATATTTGACATCTGCAATTAACTGCATTCCCTGCGCTTAAGCCCGCACCAAGTGGCCTTGTTGTCTTTTCACCACCAACTGTAAAATACCCGTCCGCTCCTTGCATTTCGCCGTCGGCTTCTCTGTGTGCTGGTCTTACAAGGCCGTCCCTTTGTGTCAACCACATCATTTTAAAGCCTAGATCTTTGTACACAGCGTGTTGCATTCCGCTTGTGACATTGGCGGCGGTCGTGTTTGCAATCGTGCGTGCACGCCCTTCGCTAAGTTGCGTAAATTTTGTTTGTAGCTTTTCTTTAAGCTCTTGCTTTGTTGCGCCAGCGTTGTTTTCAATCACTTGCACAATTTCGGATTTCATAAAGTCAACACTTTCACGAATTTTCACTGCGGACTCATTTGCAAGATTCTTAATTTGTTCACCAACGGTTCCTGTTAAATCTTGTTCTTTAAGATCAAAGCTTTTTAATAATTCATTTTGCACGTTCAAGCAAGCCTTTTCAACTAAAGCGTTAAACTTTTCGTAATCTTGATCACTTATTTCAAGATTTGCTAAACTCAAATAACCTTTGTCAATATTCGATAAAGTTTCTTGTTTTAATTGTTGAATGATCTCTTGCACTACGGTATCAATTTTCACGCTCGATTTTTCTGTAAGTAAATCATAATCACGCCAAAAAGCGTCTTTGCTGTCCGCTGTTATAATTGGCAATTTTGCACGCTTGTTAAAGGTAAAACTTCTTGATGCAAAAGCTGGCGCAACTTTTGGGATACCAACGTTATCTAAAGGAATATAACCATTGCCAATAAGCGCAACATTACCGCCTTCAATTGCATCGTACCCACGTTCTTTTCTTGAATCATTGATTGTTTTGATTCCCCATTTCAATTCAAACTCTTCTTTTTTCATGTCAAGTTCTGGATCCGCATATGCATACGGAACGGGCTCAATTAAAATGTCTTCTTCGAATCGTCGAAAATGCCTGGTAAATTCTTCTGCTATGTATATCGCTTCTGGATCAATTGTGTTCTGTCTAAAGATTGCGAATTGCACTTCGGCAGTTGCCCTGTTTTGGAATTCACCTGTAAGCATTCCTGGTGGCACGCCAAAGACTTGCGCAATTTGCGAGCGTGTATCCGCACTGACTGAATCGTAGTTCACACCAAGCTCGCTTTTCGGTGGCAATTGCAATTGCATACCACCACCAAGCAAAGCACGCAACTTGTAATCTGGTAACTCTTCATTCCAAGATGCTTTGAGCTTATGCCACTCTTCGATATCAAACCTTTCTGGGAATGTAGCAATCAAAGGTGGCACGGCATTATTTGCAAAAAGCCTGTGTAAGTATTCACTCACTTCAACATCAATATTCGCATAATCCAAACAAGCGGAAACCAAGCCGACCCCAAAGATATTCATTCCAACAATCTCATCTGGCCTTGCACCAGGATGAACTCTTGCTAAGTGGATCATTTCATTTTCTGGTATTGGTATTACGCCCTCTGAAACGCTTTGGTACGTATAGCCTTGAATAAAGTTATCCCCACCCATAACAACACGCACACGAGTTGGATTCAACACCCACATTTGAAGCGGTACTTTATAGCCAATTGTTGGCGTCCATATAAAGGCATTACCGTTTATTGATAACCAATTTTCGATAAAGCTGAAAACCTGTGAGCGTGTAAAATACGGATTCGGATTTGCAATTAAATGCGCCGCCCAGTTATCATTGCCAACTTCAGACTTTGTAAAGTTGTGCTCTTTGAACGTGTTAAATTGAATTGCGCTTAATGCGTTCGCCCTGTGTTGCAAACAAGCAAACACCGTGCCACGCAAACTCATTGAAAGCTCGTTCCCTGTTGGTATTGCAGTTACTTGCCTGTAAGAAGAACTTGATTGATAAGGGCGTTGCAACCTTTTGCCACTTGGTAAAATGGCATTTGAAATTCTTTGTCTGATATCGTCAAGTAAGCTCATACGTATATACTCGGAGTTTTGCGAATAGCATTAAACGCATGACTTAATGCGTCTATATAATCGTCGTGCCTATCTTGTGGCGTTCCTGTAAAGCTCAAAAGTTCGTCTGTAAATTCTGGATCTAAGTGCGTCACGTGATACACAAGCCCTTGTTCGTACCTTGCTTCGACGGGTTGAAACCGTGTAATCTTGTCACGGGTTGAGTGCACACCAACAACGTTCATTCGTGTGTTCCTTTTCAGTTCTTGCACCATATACGCTTGCGCTTGGTTTGATTCGACCGCAACCACACGGGCTTGCCATTTGGATTCCATTGCGATAATTTCGGAGCCAATCTCGACAAAGCTCCAACGGCCTCTTTTTGCATCAACGATCACGATTTCACCTTGTGCAGTCGTGCCAATTGTAATGATCGCCGTATAATCTGCAGTTTCTTTTTGTGAGATCGCAAGATCGACACCAATATAATAAGCCGTGATCTGTTTGTTATCTGATAACTTGATCCAATCCCGCTTAACTTTAGACGCGGAACGGTCAACGTATTCAGCAAGAAATTCTTGTGCGAATACAATTGACGGCATCTGTTCTTTTTGGCGATCAATTTCGGACTCTTTAATCTGTCCGCCCTCGTAAGTTGAGTAATGGAACGATTGCCAATCGGAGTAAATATTTGAATTTTGGTCAAGTTCATGAAAGTGATTTTTGCCTTTTGGTGTCGAAAAAAAATACGCATCGCCTTCGTAATCTGCTAGCATCGGACTTATAACAAAGTTCCAAGCGTCTTCTGCATTTGGGCAATGCGCCCACTCGTCAAGGATCACTCTGTGAAACTTATTACCGCGCAACCCGTCTGCACGCCAAATACCTTCTAAGTTTAATTGCGAGTTGCCTAGTTTAATCTCGCCGTCTTTGAAAGTCGCTCCAAGTGGTGCGAATAATTGCCTTGCTTCGTTTTGCCGTCCTTTGAGTTCCGTGTAACTTGGCGCCGTGTATAAAACCATTGCGCCGTCAACTTCCAGCATCTTTTCAAGGGCAAGAGCAAAAGCGAGATAAGACTTACCAAAGCGACGACCGCACCGAATAACATTAAACCGATTGCGAGTGTTAATAATTTCAAGTTGTTTTGCATGGGGCTTAATCCTTATTTTCA